AAGTCGTAGAAGAGAAGTTGAGCGCAGAGAAGCTGAAGAAGCAGCTAGAAAAGAAGCAGCAGAAGCTCAAGACGAAGCAGATCGAGAAGCAGCAATTGAACAAGCTGAAATAGAAAGAGCAGAAGCAGAAGCGGCAGCTAGAGAAGCAGCCGAAGCAGCCGAAGCAGCAGAAGCAGCCGAAGAGGCAGCACGTATAGCGGCGGAAGAAGCAGCACGTATAGCGGCTGAAAAGCCAGAGCCTGAACCGACGCCCGACCCAGTTGTAGATAATCCTGACGGTCCTAAAGAAGAAATTCCGTTAATCCCATGGGATATGGAGGAATAATGAGATATAAAGATATAAAAATAATAGTACGTGAAGAAAATAACGAGTTACCTATAAAAGATGCATATATTGTCCTAGTACGGTTTTCAGATGATTCACAAATACGTATTGGTCCTATTCCGGTAGATGTTCTTACAAGTACTGATTTTAGAGAAAAATTAATAGCTAGACTCAAACGATCGTATAATGATTTAACTGTTTCAAGGTTTTACATCGAAGGTGACCCTGGTACTAACTACCCGTTTAATGTATTAAAGAGAGACGAAATTGCCGATCCCGATGATGTTAATGCTGTACCAGATTTTAGTGACGACGATAGTGAAACATCAGATATTGGCGAAATTGAGCCTCAAGACGGTGACGAAACTTCTAGCGATGACGACCAACAAGAATTTCCTGTAACAGGAACACGTACAATCTCATCTGCTGAAGCAGCAGAGCAATATAATTCATACGCAGATAGAGTTGACAAGGATCGAGATAATAAACATGACGAAACAGGTGAGCCAGTATCACGCATGAATGACGAGGGCAAGTTTGTAGATGCTGAAGGTAATATATTAGATATTCCAGCAAATAGCATCAATCTTCCGTCGTTTGACCCTAGTGAGTTTGAACCAAGCGACAGTGGCGGCAGTGGTGGTGGTGGCATGACAGGCGAACAAGAAGCCGAAGTACCTAGCATTATCGAAGATTTATATAACGCTATGTACGGCCCTGGTACAGACGAAGGTGGTATATTTACTGCACTAAGGCGTGTTATAACACCTGATCATTTTATTGAAGTACGAAAGCAATATCAAAATGAATATGGCGATAAATTAGGTGAACGTATTAAAGGTGAATTTCAACTTGAAGCTGTAAGCGGCGCACCAAACTTAAATGCACATCTAAATGAATTAAATGCAGAGATGAGAAGGCTTGGTTGGGAATTAGTTCGGCCAGAAGGTGTACGTATCTTTAATGGTCTTATTTGGAAGAAATATTCCGCACCGGAGTCAGAATAATGCAACATTTTTATGACGGACAAATAAGACGATACATAACACAGATTGTACGCCTTATGAGTAATTTTTCTGTTAAGGATGGCAAAGGCGCCCTTACACAAATACCAGTAATGTACGGTGATTTAACTCGTCAAGTTGCTAACATTATTAGAGAGAACAGTGAGAATAAGATTCCAAGTGCTCCGCGAATGGCAGTATATATTACTGGGTTAGAACAAGACCTTAATCGTATGTCTGACAGTAGCTACATTAACAAAGTTAATATTAGAGAACGTGCATACGATACAGACGGTAATGAATATCTAAAAACCGAGGGAAAGAATTATACTGTTGAACGACTAATGCCAACTCCTTACACGTTAACTGTAAATGTAGATATTTGGAGTTCTAATACTGATCAAAAATTACAAATACTAGAACAAATATTAATGTTGTTTAATCCTAGTTTAGAAATACAAACAACTGATAACTACATCGATTGGACAAGTCTAAGCGTAGTAAATCTAACAAATACTGTGTTTAGTAGTAGAAGTATTCCAGTAGGCACAGAGAGTGATATTGACATTGCTACTCTAACATTTAGCACTCCTATATACATTAGTCCTCCAGTTAAAGTTAAACGCCTTGGTGTTATTACACAAGTTATACAAAGTATATTCAACGAATCTGCAGGTACAATTGATCTAGATCTGTCAAGAGCAGGTGGTTATGCTTCATCTACTCCACAAGCTGATATTAGAACTAAAGTAGAAGCTGTTGATGATTTTGATAACGTTACTGGAGCTGAAGAAAAACGTATAAATCAAAGTACAACTCTTGCTGATGTTAATTCTTCTATAATTAATTCACATGATAATTACGGTTTATTAATAATGGGCACAACTGCTAAATTAGTTAATAAAGGTGTAGTTGGGGCCGAATTATGGACAGGATATTTAAAATCTATGCCGTTTGAATTTACTACAGGTGTTACCGAGTTAAGATTGTCTAGACAAGACTTACCAAATGACATTATAGGAACTGTTGTAGTTAATCCAGTCGATCCTTATCAATTAGCAATTACATGGGACACTGACAGTTTACCTGCAGACACAGTTATTTCTGGGCCAAATGGCGATAAGAATAAAATTGACTATATTATTAATCCGTATAAAACTAATCCAAGTTCATTAAAGTCAGGCAACCCACGCATACTGATATTATCTGATATTAATGATAGCGAAAATGTAGGACAAGATGCCGGATATGAAACACCTGATAACTATGCATATGACGGTCCAGATGCTTGGAAAAATACAGACGGCACCGACTTTGTAGCAGGTGCTAATGATATTATCGAATGGAACGGTACTGCTTGGTCTATTGTGTTTGACGCAAGTGCGCAAGATGACACGGTTATATACACTTCAAATCTTACTACTGGTAAGCAATATAGATACCAAAACGACGAATGGATACTAGCATACGATGGTGAATATCCAAGAGGCACCTGGAGACTATCATACTAAGATAATTATTAGTATGAACTCAAACAACATTATTTGCAGTGGTGCTATTGTATATTCCCTCAATACTCAACGATTTTTATTCTTACATAGAGTAAAAGGACGTTCAGGAAAGCTATGGGGATTAGTAGGTGGAACAACCGAGGCAGCTGAAACTCCTTGGGAAGGTCTACAGCGTGAAATATTTGAAGAAATAGGTGAGATTACAATTAAGAAGACAATGCCTTTAGAGACATTTGTTAGTAATGACTCTCGCTTTCGATTTCACACATATCTTTGCGTAGTCGACAAAGAATTTATGCCAACATTAAATGACGAACATGACGGCTATGCCTGGGTTAATTTTGGTATGTGGCCAAAGCCACTACATCACGGACTGCACAATACATTAAAAAATAAAGTCAATGTAGACAAATTAAAAACAGTATTCAAAGTTATAGATTTACTTGACTAATTAACTAAGAGGTAGTATAATAACATTATGACAAAAGTATTAGTAATCGGCGATATAATAATCGACAAATATATTTATGGAACTTCTAATAGGTTAAGTCCCGAAGGTCCCATTCCTATTGTGAATTTAGAAAGTGTAAGAGAAACGTCAGGTGGCGCAGGAAATCTTTTTGAGAATCTAAAGGCTCTCGGTGTAGATGCAGATTTGTTAACTTACGACGGAGACAAAAGTATTAAGACTCGTGTGTTTAGTGATAGTCATTATGTTACACGTATCGACGAAGATCATATTATTGATGGTGATCAAATGTTACTTGATATTAAAAAGATTGATTTTTCTCCGTATACTTACGTTGTGTTAAGTGATTATGCTAAAGGTGTGTTAACCTACGCAAAAGAAATAATTGCACACATTAATACATTTGGTTGTAAGGTAATTGTAGACCCAAAGAGAGATGCTAGTCATTATGAAGGTGCCTGGCTTATTAAACCTAATAAACTAGAAGAAACACAATACAACTTTAGTGAACATGACTGGAATTGGATTGTAACAGATTCTAATTTACCAGTTCGTGCAAAGATTGATAATATTTCGTACACTATACAGCCTAAAGATGTTGATGTAAATGATGTTACTGGTGCAGGAGACTGCTTCTTAGCAGCCTTTGTATATGCATTAGTCGACGGTATTTCTATGCACAACGCCCTTAAATTGGCGTGTGCAGGCGCAACAGAAAGCGTAAAGCATGTAGGCACATATGTTCTTGAAGAACGCGATTTAAAGAAAAAAGTTATCTTTACAAACGGCTGTTTTGACGTGCTGCATAAAGGCCACCTTACACTGCTTAAAAAAGCCCGTAACATGGGCGATAAGCTAATTGTTGGCCTAAACAGCGACAGTAGCGTTCTTACTTTAAAAGGCGGAGATAGACCGTTTAACGACATACAAACAAGAATTGACCAATTAGAATTAATTCCATATGTCGACGAAGTAATAGTATTTGATGAATATGATCCTATGCTTCTTATTAAAAAGCTAAGACCAGATGTTATTGTAAAAGGTGGAGACTATCGTGTAGAGGAAGTTATCGGTCACGACATCGCACCTGTGCGCATTATTCCATTAGTAGAAGGTTTCAGTACTACTGAAATATTAAAGGACCGTAAGTGAAAATATTAATTACAGGCCATGAAGGATTTATAGGTAAAAACTTAGCACCATTCCTTGACAAAGATAATGAGCTATTTGGTTATGAATTTAATCCCGAATCGTTGCCTGATGTTACTGGATATGACTGGGTGATACACCTAGGGGCAATTAGCTCAACAACAGAACGAGATATAGATAAAATAATGTTGCAGAACTACGAATTTTCAAAGTGGCTGTTTAACGAATGTAATAATAAAGGTGTGAATTTACAATACGCATCTAGTGCAAGTGTATATGGTACCAATATTGATTTTAATGAAGATGCGCCAAAGCAACCGCAAAGTTATTATGCAACTAGTAAGTATTTGTTCGACCGATGGGTTATGCAACAGTCGCATAATATTATAGTTCAAGGCTTTCGCTTTTTTAATGTGTATGGACCGTACGAAGATCATAAAGGTGATCAAGCAAGCCCTATAAGTAAGTTTTTTAAACAAGCACGAGATACCGGTGTTATTACTATTTTTGAAGATAGTGACAAATATCTAAGAGACTTTGTATATGTAGGTGATTGTTGCAATATACATAGATTTATGTTAACTAGCACTGATTCAGGTATTTTTAATATTGGCACAGGTGTTGCGACTAGTTTCCAAACAATTGCTGAACTTATTGCTAAACGATTTAACGCTAAAATTAAATACGTACCAATGCCTGATTCACTAAATGGTCAATACCAAGAATACACTTGTGCAGACATATCTCAGTTAAGTAAATTAGTTAATATAAACTTTACAACTCCAGAGGATTTTATAAATGGAAGAAACTAACCAACCAACAAGACTAAGCGGCGCAGTAGAAAAAGGATGGGGTTATGAACTTATCTGGGCTACTAGTGATGATTACTGTGGCAAGATTATGTTCTTTAACAAAGTAGGTGGCAAAACAAGTATGCACTTTCATAAAATAAAAGATGAAACTTGGTTTGTAAATAGTGGTCGCTTTAAAGTAAGATATATTGATACTAAAGATTCTACAATGTACGAGAAGGAAATAGGTGAAGGCGAAGTATGGCACAATCCACCGTTAATGCCTCATCAACTAATAGCAATGGAAGATGGTGCTAGTTTAACCGAAGTTAGTACTGCGGATAGTGTAGAAGATAATTATCGTATCGGTCCTGGTGATAGCCAGGCTAGTGATACAGAATAAACACAATGTACGATAAAAATAATATTGCACCTAAGTGTGTTATAGGATTAGACCGAGATGGAGTAATTAATGTCGATCGAGGCACTTACACTTATAGGCCTCAAGACTTTATGCCAATACCTGGAAGTTTGGATGCAGTTGCTAGACTACGAAAGATGGGTCATAAAATTGCAATTATTACTAATCAAGGCGGCATTGCAAAAGGATTATATACTGCGAATGATGTAGAACGTGTTCATGATTACATGTTTTCATTATTAGGTCAAGCTGGGTGCGATAGCATAGATGCCTTATACTACAGTGAGTCGAGCGCACGTAGTGACGTCCT